AAGCATTCATGTCCAGCACAGTCGACCGGTACCGTGAACCATACGGGCGCCGGATGAAGAACGTGCCGCGCCGCTGTGCGTTCGGCGGTACGACCAACGAAGACACGTACTTCAAGGACTCGACCGGCAATCGCCGCTTCTGGCCGGTCGAGACCGGGCGTTTGGACATTCCGGCGCTGACGGCGGACCGGGACCAACTATTTGGCGAAGCCATCGCGCTGATGCGGGCCGGCGTGCACTGGTGGCCAACGTTCGAGCAGCAGCAGCGCCTGATCAGCCCGATGCAGGAGAGCCGCGAAATCCCGGACCCGTGGCATGGCCGCGTTTTCGAGTACCTGGAAGGCATCGACGCCGATGGCAAGCCGACCATGGCCGGCAAGATCGAGCGTGTCACTGCCCGCGAGCTGCTCACCAGGGCATTGCACTTCGAGCTGTCGAAGATGGGGCCAGCACGTGCAGAGACGATGCGTATCGGCACGATCATGCGCAAGCTGGGGTGGGGTAAGGAGCGGAGCACGGAAGGCGCTCGCGAGTACTACTACACACGGCCCGAGAAGGCTGAGCAGGCCGCTCCTGCAGCAGTGAATGAGGCAGATGATGACCTGCCAATCTAAGACCATGCACGGCGCGATGCCGGCGGCACACCAGGGATCGTGGGCGCAGTTTGCGCAGGCGGAAAAGGTGTCGCTGTCGGGTTTAGCCAAGTGTGATTTCGTCCAGGGTCGACTAGCCGGCCAACCTGTGAATTTTGAGGTTAGACGGCTGGAACCCGCATGGATAGTGGCTTTCCCAACCTCCCAACCTCGCCAACCTACACGTGCGCATGCGCGCACCCGCGTATGCGTACGCGACGAGTCGAGGACCGACTTATTTTTTTCTGATGAAACTTCAAAACAGGTTAGGAAGGTTAGGAGGTTAGGTAGAACCAGCATCCATGAGGGTTCCAGCCGTCCAACCTCTTCGCCAACCTTTTTAGGGTTAGACGGATTGAGAAAGGAGGGAGCGTGAGCAAGGGCAGCATGAGGGAGCAGATGCCGACGGTCGCGGCCTGGATCGACAGCCTGCGGGAAACGTTCGGCAAGGAGCACATCGACCAGCAGATCAGGGCCGGCATGAAAGGGCAGCCAGTGTTCTTCGCCAGCGAGAACGGGCACGAGATCGGGACGAAAGGTAGGCGTGGCTGGCGGGTACTGAAGGACGAGCGGGGCAACCCGATAGCAGTAGATGGCGATGGCAAACGGTGGCGATATGTGGACGGCGAGTACCGTCCGGTGGACCAAGGGGAAGCGTGATGGGAGCAATGGGTATGGAAGCGGGACAGCAGGGAATTTTTGAGAACGCGGGGCAGGCGGTGCACTTCGCCTTCCTCGTTATGGGGCAGGAACCGGCAGGCGATGCGCCGTTTCGCAAGGCGTTGATTCGCGCAATGGAAGCTATCCGGCTCGATGTCGGTCAGCAGCACTGGCTCGACCAGCTGCAGGGCGAGCGCAGCGGGTCGGTAAACTTCGAAGGTCTGCGTGGCACCGAGGTGCGTGCGCAGTGCGCCTTGATCACGCAGGCGGTAAAGACTAACCTGCCCGAGATCGAGCGGTGGGTGCTGCAGGCGAAGTACGGGCAGGTCGAGTACGAGGACGTCGACCAGGGCGACAGGCAGCTGCCACCGACCGAGCATCCGCGCGTGCAGCGGCGCTATGCTTTCTCGGCAGAGCGCATTACGGCGATCAAGGGGATATCGGACTGGTTCGCGCCGATGTTCCCGCGCATCAAGCCGCTGGCGATCGACTGCATGCTCGGCCGCATGTTTGCAAACCACAAGAAGATCGACATCAGCGTGCGCGACCTGGCCGAACAGTTCGGGGGCAACCACATGAAGTATTTCCGTGCGTCGTTCAAGATGAAGAACCATATCCGCAAACTGGAAGAGATGGCGATGGCGCGGCTGGAGCCGATCTTCCTGGAGCAGGGTGTGACGATTCCGGAACAGGATTTCCGAAATTAAATTAATTGATTGACGGAAGTGTTACAGACGGGATATATTTTGCCCATCATCGCAGTAATTGCATCAAAAGCCCGCTCATGCGGGCTTTTTGCATTTCTGCGGTGCCTTTTTGCGTTGCCCTGTTCGGTCCAGTCAACCTGTCACCAAAGGAAGCGTATGCCCTCACTTCGTAAGCGCACGCTCGCCGAGCGCATCGTCCGCGCACCATCGGTGCTGCGGCAGCACTACCGCATCTGCCGCCGATACGCTCGGCGGTGGGACGCGGCTTGTACTAGCCTGCGACTCACCTGGGCACACATCGATCTGTAGCAGTTCGGCCATTGCTTGGCATGGCGGCGTTGGGCGATAACGATAAGCGCACCGATTCTCAACGGCGAAAGGTGGTGATCCTGTCTCGATCCGCAGCATAGCGGGGGATACACGCAGTCTTTCCCTTTGCCCGGTAAACCGGGTGTTTTTATTCCATGCACCCATGGTAGTTCGACCGGCGCCGAACCTCAAGCGTTCGTAGGACGCCGCGGCGGCTGAAGTTGTGGGTGCGAGCAATGCGTCAGGCCGCCAGCGTGCCTCCTAGTGGCGAGTAACAGGCACAGTCGTCGACGAACAAAGGCCGATCTCTAAAGCAAGCGCATCACCAGGCGCGGGCGACGACACTACAAGGTGCAGACGTGTGCACAAGGATTTGATATGCCAAGAGCAGCACCGCGCCCGTGCTCCCTACGAGGCTGCAATACGCTTGTGAAGGATGGCAGCGGTCGTTGCGAGAAGCACCCCCGCGAGCCATGGATCAAGACAACACCGACGAAGCGGATCACAGGCCGGCGCCTGCAAGCGATGCGCGCCAACCTATTCGCGCGGCATCCGCTGTGCGTCCTGTGCCTGCCTGCTGGCCGCGTGAGCATAGCCACGCAGCGCGACCACATCAAGCCGCTCGCCGAAGGCGGACCCGATGACGAGACCAACGAGCAAGCCCTGTGCGAGCCCTGCCACGACGCGAAGAGCGCGACGGAAGCGAAGCGAGGGCAGCGTCGCGCGCGGTCGGCGGGATAGGGCGGGTCGAAAGTCCGGGGGCGCCCCCTTGGAAACCGTCCGAGTACACGGCATTTTATGGCCACCGAAAACTACCCCCGGGGGGTTAACACGCTCACCTTGCCCCGCTTCTGATGGGGCGAACTGCAAGGAACGGGTATGGACCCAAACGATTATTTCAAGACGGCGCTGCCCACGGTCGGCGGCGCAAATGTGCAGGATGCATCGACCGACGTGGCATCGCCAACTCCGCCTCCGGTCATCGGCCTTACCGGACAGGAGCTCGAGGTGTACGAATACATCTGCGGCTCGCTGCGCCAGGCTGGTGTCGAGCACCTCACCGCCGGGATGCCGCTGGCCGTGATCGTGCGCACGTTCATCGACTGGATCGCAGCGTCCAAGGAGTGCGCTGAAAAGGGGCGATCACAAACCTCGAAGACTGGATGGTCAACCCCGACGCCCTGGGCCGACGACGAAAAGCGGCTCAAGATGGAGTTGGGACAATGGCTTCCAAAAGCATGTTTGACGATCCCCGCCTTGGCGCGGGTCAGGAAGGACACGGGCAAGCTGGGCGGCCAGGACGATCTGTTCGGCGATCTCGTAAACCACGCCACCAGCTCACCCGCAAGAGGGTCGCAGCACTAACGCCTGAGGTTCTGCACGAGTGGGACCAGGCATACGGTTTGCCGGTTCTGCGCGGCGAGATCGTGGTGGGCAAACTGGTCTACCTGGCCGTGACACGCCACTACGTCGACCTGCAGAAGGCGGGGGCGCGGGGGCTGCAGTTCGTGCCGGCGTACAGCTGGCACATCATCAGCTACATCGAGAAGTTCTTTGTCCATATCAAGGGGCCGCTGGCTGGCAAGCCGATCCTGCTCGATCCGTGGCAGAAGTTCTGGACCGCCGTGCTGTATGGCTGGCGGCGCACCATCGACGGTGGTCGCCGGTTCAACCGCGGTTACGAAGAGGTAGCGCGCAAGAACGGCAAGTCCACCTGGAAGGGGCCGCAAGGGTCGTACCTGTTTTCAATGGACGGCGAGGTCGGCGCCGAGGTGTACGCGGTGGCCACCACCCGTGCCCAGGCGATGACGGTATTCAAGCCGGCATTCGACAACATCAAACGCTGGGTGCGCCGCTCGCCCGGGGTGGCCCGGTCGTTCAAAGTACACAGCGGCCTGAACCAAGAAAAGATTGAACTCGACACGTCGGTGTTCGCCCCGTTGCCTGCAAACGCCGAGAACCTGGACGGCCTGAACCCGTCGGCGATCCTGTTCGACGAGTTGCACGCTCAGCGGCACCGCGATGTATGGGACGTTATGGAGACGGCGCTTGGCGCGCGGAAGCAGCCGCTGCTGTCGGCGATCACGACGGCCGGCTTCATCCTGGACGGCATCTGTACCGAGGTCCGGTCGTACCTGATCTCGGTGCTCGAAGGGAAGCGCGTCGATGACGACTTCTTCGGCTACATCTACACGCTTGACGAAGGCGACGATCCCTTCTTCGAGGCGAATTGGTACAAGGCCAACCCTGGGCTAGGCAAGTCGAAGACCCTGACCTACATGCGCGGCATGGCCCGCAAGGCAGCGGCGCTGCCTGGTGCGCGCGCCAACTTCATGACGAAGGATCTGAACATCTGGTGCAACAGCGCCGAGGGATGGTTCGACGTGAGCGTCTGGGACAAGGGCGGCAAGAAGTTCGACCCGGCCAAGCTGAAAGGCCGGCGCTGCTTCGGGGGCCTGGATCTGGCGTCAACGCGCGATCTGACGGCGTACGCATTGTTCTTCCCGCCTGAACAGGACGGCGAAGACTGGCATGTGCTGGTCTGGTTCTGGTGCCCGCAAGAGAAGATCGACACACAGGAGCACGACGACGCGGCCCCTTATAAGGCATGGCAGACAGCAGGGTGGATCACCGGCACGCCAGGCAACGTCACCGACTACGGCCCGGTGCGACAGCGTGTCCTGCAGTCGATGAAGGACTACGACGTTGTCGAGGTCGGCTTCGATAAGTGGAACGCACAGCAACTGGCGAACGAACTGCTTGAGGCTGACGTGCCCCTAGTAGAA